CAATCATACATCATGGCAAAAAGAAAGGAGCGACTGCTTGGGCTAGAAAAGCCATACTAGAAGCAAGTAAGGGCAAAGATGTTGTTATGGTTTACCCCCTTGATAAATGGATTCTAATGCTCATAGAAGCAGGCGCAGAAGTCAGAAACTTGGGAGATGTTAAATGGGTTTCGATAGAGGACGCAACACAACACAAAGGCACAGGAAGACCAATAGCCCAATTTATTTTAAAGGGTAATAAAAAATTGACACGCTTAAAAAAATAGTATTCAATACTAATCAAGGTTGTAATTAAATGACCTGTTAAATAAGGAATAAATAAAAATGATTAAATTAATTACAGATAAAAATAAATGGCTTCAAGCCTTTCAAATAACTTTCGAGAATGGTTACACCATTGCTGTTGGTATTGGTAGCGGTCATCATTGTCAAAACAGAATAAATGAAAGCCACAATAACCCTGTCAATGATTACTCTATTGACTGTGAAACAGCTATTATAAAGCCTAATGGCAAATACTTGCCATATAATAGAGAGAATACTCAAACTTATGTATTTGCTAATGAATTGGCAGACACTATAACTTATGTAAAAAGTTTAGAGCCAAATAATCATGGGAGGGTAAATAAAAATGGCTAATGATAAGAAAAAATTGAAAAGGGAGTTAGGTGTTTACGGTGTATATTTTGCCAATCTAAGTGCCTACAATGAAGGCAGAATGGTTGGAGATTGGGTTTACCCTTTAGAGTATAAAAGTTTTAAAGACTTTGTTAAAGCTATCAAAGAAGCTACTAAAGACGGTTTAGAGTATGCTGATGAAATAGCCGTACATGATTATGATGGTTTTGTAGATATGGGAGAATATCCGAGCCATGCTAGTATATATAAACTTGCTCATTCTTTAGCAGAAAGCTCATTAAAAGATGAAATAATAATAAAGTATTTTGAGGATACAAATAATGTATTTTGGCTAGAAAGAAAGAATGATTTTTATTCTAACGATTATGAAGAATTAATTGATGAAATAAAAAACATTGAAGATAATTTTATAAGTGAATATGATTCTTTCCAAAAATATGCTGATGAAATTGCAGATGAAAAGATATTTTGTCAAATTCCAAAAGAAGCACAGCAATTTGTTTTTAATCATTTTGATTATGACAGCTATGCAAGGGATTTAGAACTTGATTATAATGTTATTGACTTAGATAATCACAAAGTAGCTATATTTCATATTTAAACTTTACTATCTCCCATAAAGACCCTCATTAATTTGGGGGTTTTTTTTAGCCCTCATAAATTTGACACTAAAACTTATCTATGATTCAATACTAATCAAGACGGCATAATGCAGTCTGTTAAAAAAGGAAAAATATGATTAATTTAAAAAATGTAACTACCAACGACATTGATAGTGTTCTTGATTTGTTGGACGATTTTATGACTAACTACTATCATGGTGTCAGACTACCAGAGTTTGATGCAAACCAAGAAAGGTTAGATAAAGCTGTAGATATATTGAGCAGATTAGGGGGTCAAGCATGAGGCATTTTTGTAATGATTCGGAAAACTGCAAGACTAGAAACTGCGTAGTTTGTCTGCGTGAAAATGTTGTTTGTGCTAATAGTTTCACAAGCTCAAGAAACCCTAGCCTAAGGGATGGTGCTTGTTGTGAAGAGTGTGCAAAGATGGAAGCGGTATATAACTGGAACTATCCCGATATGCCTGTAGATGAAAAAACCAATGAGATTAGATATCATTTCAGATACTATACAGGTTGGGGAAGAACTGACCGCCATGAATTATCAGAATCTGAAAAGGATTTTTTTAATTTAAAACAACTACAAATACTTAATAAGGAGGTAGCAGCATAGAAGAATAATAAATATTGATACCCTTTGAAGCCCTGTAGAGATACGGGGCTTTTTTTTGTCCCGAAAATTTGCAATAAAAATAAACCTATGTATATAATACCAACCAAGACGGCAATAACGCAGTCTGCAAAAAAGGAAAAAATATGAATGAAGTAAAAACGATAAGAATTAAAGGGGAGGAA